GAGAACACCACTTATGATTTGTTTTCTAATAGCGTTGAATTAGCGCTTTGTGGTGATGATTCTCTTGGGACTGTTGAAGAAGATGTGTTTCTCTGGTTTAATCCTAAATCTATTGCCCAAGTTTGGCGTTCTTTAGGTATTAATTTGAAAGATAGTGCCGTTTCAGACGGTGCCTTGATAGATAGACAATTTCTATCACAGAGATCACGTCTTATGCGTGGTAGATATATTCCTTTTCCTGACCATAATAAAGCTGTCAGTACCATGATTTGGAAAACTCGTGCTCATCAGAGTATTAAATGGTCTTATTTGAAAGCTTGTGCTATGCGAATTTATACTTTCAATAATTTGGACAGTAATCGTTTGTTCTCTTCATATATTAATTATTTAGAGACTGATCCAAAATTAGGCCAAATGTTGCGCGCATCTAAAACTGATGTTAATGGCGACATCCTGTCATGGGAGATTGTACATACGGTGTACAAAACAGATGAACAAATTATGTCACTGTATTTACCTCAATTCGAAAGCCAACAGATCGAAAATAGTGCACGAGTTGGTTTAGAGTTTGCTGAAGCTATTTGGGATGAATCAGTTGAACCAGAAACGATCTGGTAAAAATGCTTTTGTTGTATTGAAAGGTCAAGGCAAACGCCTTAAGAACCTTAAGAAAATGGCTAAGAAAGCCAAGAACAAAAAGCCTAAAAATGGTTTAATTCCATGGGGGAATAAGGGTGTTAAATTAACCGGAGGCATGCCTATGCAAGTCCGGACTAGTAGTATGCCTGCTGCATTTGGTGTGCGTACAAGAATTGGTGCTCCTCAAATTAATCGCGGTAAAACGTTTACAATTCGTCATTCGGAATATCTTGATGATATTACCCCTCAGCAAACTTTTAGTTTGCCCGCGACACAAATTTATGCCTTGAATCCTGGTATTGCTGATAACTTTCCATGGTTGTCTGAATTGGCAGGAAATTTTGAGCAATATCGTTGGGTCTCATTGAATTTCCGTTATGTTGCCAGAGCGCCGACTAATCAGTCTGGTACTGTTTATATGACCACACAGTTGAATCCTGCTGATCCTCCGTTTACCGATAAACAGGATATGTATGCCTATACCGGCACAACTTCCGGTAATGTTTGGTCATCTAACAAGCATAATTGCTTGTTGCGTCGAGGAGATGCTTACAAAAAGTATTTTGTTCGAACTGGCGCTTTAGCTTCTGGACAGGATGTCCAGTTGTATGACCAAGGTAATTTTTCGTGGGTTGATATTTCTAGTTCAACTGGTATTCAAGGTGAATTAATTGTTGATTATGAAGTTGAATTTTTCAATCCAAAACGTAGTCCTTCCGCTGAGTTAGGTGGTTGTTTGTTTTCATCTGTTGTGCCAGCTGCCAGTATTGCGTTGCCTTATGCACCGATTGCTGGTACGGTTCAACATCAGTCGTTTGGTGAGAGTTATGTTAATGGTGGTCAGAGTGATGGTAGATATGGTAATTTTCCTGCTGGATTATACCTTATTAACATAATGCTTGAACAAAAAGATGGCACTGATCCTCTTTTTGATTCACTTAATACCATCCAAGCTGCCACTTTCCAACCGATAACAACTTCTATACTTGAGTTGATTGATTCGTCGCCTGTGTCAAGCAATGAATCGAATTACAATGCTTATTGGTGGGTTAAAGGTGGTGATTGGAAATTGGATACTCTTATCCTTACTACTGATGCTGTTCATAGCGTTGCTGTCGTTATGACGGCTCAAGCTATCAATCCACTTTTTGGACAGATTATTGGTATGGCACCTCCAGCGCTTGAGATGAAATCCATTCCGTTAGCCGTTGCTGATACTGTTAGACGAGGAAGGAATCCTGAACGGAAGAAAGAGTTACGACACGGTGAGGAGATTCCCGAAGTTAATGAGGAACCCCCCAATCCACACGATAAGGTGGAACGTAAGGAAGGCAAATCACGAAGTGTCTCGAGGGAGAAAACTTTCGTGAAACCTTCACGTGTCGGACTTGTTTGAAGAGTTGTTAATACTTAGGTTTATTCTTTTCCTTTGTATGTTTGTCTCGTTAAAAATAATAAG